AAGTAGAGAAGATCACCTTCAATTCTTTCTTAGAGTATTCTTTCCAATATCAATAGCTACTTTAGTAACAGTTTTAGAAATAAATAATAGAAAAAAGTTAATTAAAGATATAAAAACCTATTTGGATGACTAGTGTAATATAGTTTATGGCTTTTATAGTTAAAAGAGAAATTATCTCAGCGCCCACAACTCTTCCTCTTTCTACCGCACAGGTACGATTAAATACAACGATTCTTATAAATATAGAGGGGAACGTTTTTGATGTTGGAAATATAACATTAGATAATCATCCTTCATCAACTTTTTGGTATGCAAGTTCGGGAGGAGGATGTTTCGAAACGCATCTAATATATGAAACAGATAGATGGAATCTTTGGTATCACGATTATTGTAATTATAATGATTATATTCTTGCAGAAAAAATAGCAAGTGGAGCAACCTTACCGATAGATGGCTACACAATGATGCTCCCTGTATTCTTTGGATCTGTAAATATAATAGCTGTATAAAATAAAATGAGCTTAATAATTAAAAAAAATACAACCTTCAAAATTCCAAGAACATTACCCCTAAGAATTGTTATTTCTGGTGCTGGAACAACCACATCTAATGGCGAATATGTTTGGGACGGTGTAACGCTCTCAAACAATAAACCAAGATATGACAAAGTCGGAGGAGTATTAAATGAAGATTATATTGGTTGGAACATAGAACCAAATAATTTTTGGAGTCTTTATGATTCTATTGCTGGACTTACATATATTTCGCAAGATTTAATTACTTGGAACTATGGTCCCGATGGTGTTGAGTCACTACCATCTTCCACTCTTTACTACACAGCATAGTCAAATATGCAATTTATTAATTTTTACTTAACTCTCTCTACTAAATAATATACATAAAATAACACAGCAAAACAAATTAAAATAGTAGAAAAGGTCATATAAACCTCATTACACTAGTTAAAAAACATGTGTAATGCTAGATGTGCCTATACCTGAAAAAAAAGATAACGAAAAACAAAATGACTATATGGGTCGCTGCATGGAATTCATGAAAGATGAGAAATATCCTCAAAAGCAAAAAGTGGCAATTTGTTTAAATACATATAGTAGGCCAAAAGATAAGAGCAAAGCAGCAGACAGAAACGGCATAGAAATTGATTTCTCAGATAAGATCAAAGAAATTAAAGAGAAAAAAGCTCAAGAAGAAGCCGATAAACAAGCTAAAATAGAACCAATAATTGAACAAAAAATTGAAACTCCAGCTCCTATAGCTGAAATAAAAGTAGAAGCTCCACTTTCCGAATCAATCAATACAGAAGCTGTGTCTCCCGCATCAGAATCAAAAGCAAAATAAAGTATCTATTAATATTATATAATCTTAAATAATTATTTTAATTAGATTTAAATTAATACTTATTATATAATAATATTAAATGAAGATATATTGTATTGATTGTGGTGCACCAACAGAATATAGTTTAAAAAAACCATTATTTTGTTCAAACTGCGGTAGTCCTTTTCAGAAAAACCTTCAAAACCCTCAACCTATTGTAAAAAGAGAAACAGATCAAAAGTCGGCTATCGCCAAAAAATCTTATAAATCAGAATTAGATATTGAAGATGATTCAGATTTTGATGATAATGAAAGTATAAGCGTACCAGAAATTTCAGAAATTCAAGTCGAAACACAAGCCGACAGTACAAGCAGAGGAGTTAAGTTGAGAGATTTAATGGGAACTTCAGAAAATCAAAAATCAAATAAAATTAAAATAAAAAGCAAAAGACCTTCAAAAAAACAAACTTTAGAAGACTTTGCCAGAGAAGCAGGATCGTTAAGAAAAAATAAAAAATAATTAATGAATTCTCCAAAAGCAAGTTTTGAAAGTAAAATCTTGGAGATAAATCAAGAGATAAATAAAAGAAAATATAAGTGGAACTTAACTTCTTTGGCTTGGATGGATTTTAATGACGTGTCTCAAATATTAAGGCTTCACATTTATAAAAAATGGCACATGTATAATCAAAAACAACCCCTAGCTCCTTGGCTAAATAGAATAGTTAGTAATCAAATTAAAAATTTAATAAGAAATAATTACGGTAATTATTCTAGACCATGCTTGAAGTGTGCTGCTGCAGAGAACGAAAATGGTTGTAGTATATATGCAACTCAATGCAGTAAATGTCCATTATATGCTAAATGGGAAAAAAGTAAAAAATCAGCATATGATATAAAACTACCAGTAGCTTACGAAAATCATGTTCAAGAAATTCATAATATAAAAGAAAACGAACTTAACATAGATAAGGCTGAGAAAAATATTCACAACAAGATGCATCAAATTCTTAAACCTATAGAGTGGAAATTTTATGAGCTTTACTACATTAAACATAAATCAGAAGAAGATTCAGCCAAATTAATGGGATATAAAACGAACGAAAAGAATCGCAAGATAGGATATAAACAAGTAAAAAATTTAAAAAAAGCTATCATGATTAAAGTTAAAAAACATCTGTATAATGGAGATATAGATATAAATTAGTATGAGTGAAAATTTACCAGAATTAACAGAACAGCAACAATTAAAGCTTTTAGAAGAATGGAATGATCGCGCTAATAATCCGCCATCTCTTACTGAATTGGTTAAATTAGCTTTTGGTAGAGATGATCTTGATGGTAGAAGCAAAGAGGGGAAAGCTGTTAAGCAATTTCTTGCAGCAAGACAAATTAAACCACGAAAGAGTCACGAATATCAAGCTAAAGGTCTTATAGAATTAACAGAAGATCAAAAAGAATATATTAGCAATAATTGTGCGACTATGACAGGAATGGAAATAGCGAAAATTTTATTTAAAAATGAATCACTAACAAATCTTTCCCAAGAAACTAGGAGTATTCTTGATTATATGAAAACTATACCTAGTAATATTAAATATCTTAATGATACTAATGAAAATATTGCCACAGAAGCTTATAAAGCGCCAAGAAGCGAAGATAGAATGGTTGTCAAAATTAATAAATATATATTAGATGGAATTGATAAAGAAAAGATCACCCCAAGACAAAAGAAAGAAGTAAACTCCTTGATTGGTTACATGAATACCTATAGATTTACCCATCAAATTAATCTTTATAGTGATGAAAATGATAGAGATCTTTTTGAAAGCAGTTTCGTTAGATATACTTATGATAAAAGTGATTTAACTCAAGAAGAAGTAGATCAATATATCGTACTAGCTACAGAAGTAGTAATATCATCTAGCATTCAACAAACAATTACGGCATTACAAGATCAAATAGATATAGCAACTCAAGAAGACGGTAAAATTCCAATGGCAGTAGTAGAAGCTAGCAGTACAGCAAGAAAAGAGTATAATGACTGCGTTAATCGTCAACAAAAATTATTACAAGATCTTAAAGTAAAAAGAAGCGAAAGACTAAGCAAACAAGTCAAAGAAAATGCTAGCATTTTGAATCTTGTTGAAATGTGGAAGCAAGAAGAGTCAAGGCAAAAATTGCTAAAAATAGCAGAACTTAGAAAAAATAGCATCAAGAAAGAAATTGAACGGCTTGGTTCAATGGACGAATTAAAAGCTAGAATACTTGGAATATCAGAAGACGATATTTTAAACGGATAATTTTATGTCAGTTATATGTAAAGTAGATGGAAAAGAGTTTCCAAGTGATAAGGCATTACATATGTCCCTCAAGGGTTATGGTTTGAATAAAATAAAATATTATCAAACATATTTTGAAAGACGAGATTTATTAACAAATGAACTTATTAATTTTAAGACTAAAGAACAATATTTAAATAGTGATTTTAATGATAAAAACAATATGAAAAAATGGCTTAAGCAACAATCAGTTGAAAAAGCTCAAGAATATTGCAAACAACTATTATCAAAAAGAAAAGCCGATAAAAATTTAACCTATAGTCCATCTCAAGTAGAACTAAGAACAATTATGGCACCCTCTATTATTTTTTATAATAAGATATTTGATGATTATTATGATGTTTGCTCAAGTTTAGGATTAGAGAACAGATTCATTCATCCATCTAATATAATAGATCAATTTAAAAATAAATTAAACAAGAAATCAATTATATATATTGACACCAGAGAACAAAGTTGGTTAAAATTTGACACAAAGTTTGAGATTAAGACTTTACCATTTGGAGATTATTCTTGTAGTAATGATAATTGTAAATGCTTTATAGAAAGAAAAAGTTTAAGCGATTTCATTAGTACATTAAGCGTTAAAAACTTTGATAGATTTAAAAACGAAATAGATCGAGCAAAGAAAAGCGGAGCATATTTGATTGTTATAGTAGAAGAAAAATTATCTAATGCACTTAGCTTTCAGTATCTTCCACATATTAGTAAAAAAATTAAAGCAACTCCAGAATATATATTTCATAATGTTCGAGAGTTACTTCAGAACTATGATAATCTACAATTTCTTTTTGTAGATGGAAGAGGAGAGATGACAAGAGTAATTGAGTCTATTTTTACATCAAATTGTTTTTATAAACAAGTAGATCTTCAATTAGCTTATGACCTAAAACTATTATGATATACTCTCCAGATAAATATAAAAAAAATTATCCAGATATTAATAAAGAATTAATGAATCTTAAAGGTATTCTTAACGATAAAGATGCAAAAATATCTCTTGCTAAATTTTTAAGAGCCAATTTAGGCTTTACTACTGAACTTATAAGTGGTATCAAATTAGCTCCGTATCAAGAAATTCATCTTAAAGCTTTATTAAATAGAAACTTTAGTATGTGCGTATTTGGTAGAGGTTGTGGCAAGAGTTTTATCGCAAGCGTATTTTGTTTTCTTCAATGTGTTTTTGAGCCTAATACTAAAATTCTAATTGCAGGACCAACTTTTCGAACAGCTAGATTCATATTTAATAATCTAGAAAAAATTGTAAATAGTAAAGGTGCAGAACTTCTTCAACAAGCTTTTGGTTCAAAAAGTAAAAGAAATGATCAATACGAATGGTCAATTAATGGCGGAAGTATTGTAGCTATTCCTTTAAGCGGAGAAAAGATTCGAGGATTTCGTGCTAACGTATTAGTACTTGACGAGTTCCTTTTGTTGTCAGAGGATATTGTTAAAACTGTATTGATGCCATTCTTGGTTGCTCCACAAAACATGAAGGAACGAATGGAAATTAGGGAAATGGAAGACGCTTTAATAAGAGAAGGAGCAATGAAAGAAGAAGATCGAATGGTTTTTGAAAATAATAGTAAAATGATAGCTCTTTCTTCTGCAAGTTATACATTCGAAAATCTTTATAAAACATATAACGAATGGGTAGAAAAAATTCATTCAAAAGAAGAGACAGAAGCTTCTTATTTTGTATCTCAATTAAGTTACGAAGCTCTGCCGTTAGAAATGATAGATAAAACAATTATTGAAGAAGCGCAAAATGGAGGATCAAGTCATAGTAGTTTTTTAAGAGAATATTGCGCTAGATTTATTGATGGCAGTGATAGTTATTTTAGTGCAAAAAAAATGGAAGAATGCACTATTCCAAATGGTCAATCTCCTCACACTTTAATGAAAGGGACTTCAGGAAAAAAATATATACTCGGCATTGATCCTAATATGAGTGATAGTCCTAATGCGGATTATTTCGCGATGGCAGTAATGGAGATCGATGAAGAAACTAAAACTGGCACATTAGTTCATACTTATGCTGGATTAGGAAATTTAAAAAATCATGTTAATTATTTATACTATATCATGACTAATTTTAATATTGTATTTATGATTTTGGATAATGCTGGGGCAGACGAATTTCTTTCTGCTTGTAATCAATCTGAATTATTCAAAAGCAATAATCTGATACTTAATACTTTTGAATTTAATTCTGATTTAGAAGGTGCAGATTATGAGCAAGAAGTTCGTAAAGTTAGGAATAGCTACAATTTAGAATCAAAGAAAATAGCCTTTAATCAAGTGTTCACTAGCAATTTTATTCGTAAAGCAAACGAACATCTACAAGCCTCTATTGATTACAAGAAAATATGGTTTGCGAGCAAAACTTGTGCAAATGATAGTTTTTTTGAATCTCAATTTAATCAAAACATACCAATAGATTTAATGAAAACAGAAGAAAAAAAAGATTGGTCTACTCTAGACTTTATTGAAAATCAAGATGATTTTATATATCAAACTAAAAAACAATGCACATTAGTAGAGCATTCATCAACAGCCAGAGGCACTCAATCGTTCGATTTGCCACAGCATTTAAAAAGAAGCTCTTCTGCAAATAAAGCAAGAAAAGATAATTATTCTGCACTTTTATTAGTGAATTGGGGTTTGAAGTGCTATAATGATATAATAAACGCACCAAAAGAAGAAATATCACAGACTTTTACCCCAATAATGTTAAATTAAGTGTAATATACAAGTTAAATGAGCAAAAAAACGAAAAAAATCCAAGAAATTAAAGCTTCCATAGGAATACCAATATCTGAAGCCACACCACTTATGGTTTATGGTACCGATGCAGATAAAGCAAAAATTAAAATGTCAGAAATAAGAGCAGCAGCCACGGGAACACGCAGAAACGCCTCTTCTACTATTGAAAAAACTAACAGATTCACAAATATTGATACTGGATTAATTCCTTTTAGATATTCAAATTATGTTAAAAATCTTTCTACGCTAGACGTTAGAGACGCAATTATTCTTTGTCAAAAGGCTTATTATAATGTTGCAGTATTTAGAAATACTATCGATTTAATGACAGAGTTTTCTAGTAGTCCAATATATTTAAGTGGGGGCAGTCAAAAAGCTAGAGAGTTTTTTGAAGCTTATTTCAAGAAAATTAATATTGCTAGCTTTCAAGATCAATTTTTTCGTGAATACTATCGAGGTGGAAATGTTTTTGTTTATAGATTTGATACGTCTCTAACTCCAGAACAATTACTCAGAGTTACTCAAACATTTGGCTCAAAATTAAAATCAATCGCCGAGGATGGAGCAGTAAAACTTCCAGCAAGATATACCATTATTAATCCTGCTGATGTTTATGTTGGTGGCACAGTAAATTATGCATTTAATAATTATTACAAACTCTTAAGCGATTATGAATTAGAGAAATTAAGAGATCCAAAAACAGAGGAAGATAAGGAAGTTTATGATTCGCTTCCAGAACAAACTAAAGAACAAGTTAAAAATAAAAGTAATTCTTATATTTTATTACCTCTCGACTCTAAAAGGCTTGCTGCTGTTTTTTATAAAAAACAAGATTATGAGCCATTATCTATTCCGATGGGATTCCCAGTGCTTGACGATATTAATTGGAAACTTGAAATGAAAAAAATGGACATGGCAGTAACAAGAACGATGCAACAAGCAGTTCTCCTCGTTACCATGGGAACTGATCCAGATAAAGGTGGAGTTAATCAAAAGAACTTGCAAGCTATGCAATCTCTTTTTGAAAATCAAAGCGTTGGGAGAGTTTTAATTGCAGATTACACAACGAAAGCAGAATTTGTTATTCCAGATATTGGTAATCTTATTGGACCACAAAAATATGAAGTTGTTGATAGAGATATTCAAATTGGACTTAACAATGTGCTTATTGGTAGTGAAAAATTCGCCAACCAAAGTATTAAAATTCAAGTATTTGTTGAAAGATTAAAGCAAGCCAGAGAAGTTTTTATAAATGAATTCTTAATTCCTGAAATACGTAGAATGAGCAAAGATCTTGGATTTAAAAATTTCCCAACTCCAGCTTTTGAAGATATAAGCCTAAAAGATGATGTTCAATATTCAAGAATATATAATCGCCTTATTGAACTTGGAATTCTTACTCCAGAAGAAGGAGTCCAAGCTATTCAAACTGGCAGACTTCCAACAACTCAAGAATCAATTGAATCTCAAAATAAATTTAGAGAACTCAAAGATCAAGGACTCTATCAACCAGTTATTGGTGGAGGAGCAAATCAAGCTGGAAGACCATCTGGTTCTACTGGAATACCTCAATCTACTAAAAACATAAAGCCAATTGGGGCAAGCTCTAATTTCTCTATTACAAAAATTAAAGAAAATATACTTGTAGCTCAAGATTTAGAAGAAGAAGTTAAATCTGCTGTAAGAAAAAAATTCAATGTCAAGAAATTAAGTAACCAACAAAAAGAGAATGCAGAAAATATATCAGAGATTATTATTGCTAATGAATCTCCAGAAAATTGGAAGTCTAAAATAGAAGAATATCTAGAAAAGCCTTTTGATAAAAATCAAGATCAAGTTACAAAAATTCAAGAAATAGCCTCAGAGCATCAAGTCACAAATTACTTAGCAAGTCTATTGTATCACAGTAAGAATTAATATATAGATTGTAAATCTTTATATTTTTTGTGTAATTCAATTAAATGCGCACATTTAATGGATTACAAATATTCACAGAGCAGTTAACTAATTCTGGTCAACTAGATTTAAGGTATGTTCGTATTAGTGGAAATGATCAACCTGCAAATATTTATCTTGGAAATTTGACCCAAGATTTTGATTTTCATAAAAATACAAATTTTAATATAAATAAAAGTATAAATATTTTTGTTTCTGACCAAAATGATAGTAATTTTACTGGTTTTCTACCAGATGTTTCTAACGGTAAAATGATAACAATTAAAAATCATTCTACTTCAACCATTCCATTATATATCAGTGGATATTCACCAAATCAAAAATTTGAATATTCTGATGAATATTTGGAAATTTATCAAAAACACGGAGTAACCTTTCTTGGAATTAAAAATAATTTTTATACAGGTTGGGTAAGCACATCATTTACACAAGGAATATCATAATATGGCAAGTTTAAATACAATATGGTCTGTTGCACCTAATAAGGGTTTATTTATTGATTCAAATACTAGTCAATTTATTATTTCTGGTTATAGATTGATCGTCGATCCACTTTTTAATAGAGATACGCTAAAGGTTACCTCTCCAACTGCACCTAACTCAATAGGAGAAAGGGGAAATACAGCTTTTGATGACCATCATTTATATTATTGCATAGGCAGAAATAAATGGGTAAGATCAAAATTAGCTTATTGGGAAGAAGAAAATGATGCAGATGTGAAACTAGGATTAACTAGCCCTAGTCAAACTTATATTCCTATTCCAAATAATTCCTGGAAACTTACTTCAAATGGAACAGACGGAATTGGAGAATACCATTTCTATAGTTATGGTCCATCAAGATTTGATACAGTCAGTGGTTATTCAAATGGTCTTGGTGGGTATTTACTTAATAGTACATCAAATCTTATAGAACCAAGTACACTAAATGAAAATTTTACTCTTAGTTTTGAAACAAAAAGACCTTCAATGACAGCTCTCGATCACAGATTTTTCATGGGACAACCTTTTGGAAAATTAGGTTTTTACTTAAGTTGGGTAAATCCAGACTCCAAGGCTCAAAATGGAAGCTACACTACTAATGGAGATTATTTAAATTTTTCTTTTAATACTCATAAGACTGTTTCTGGAGTGACCAATTTTGATTATAGATGGCTAGGACAAACAACACTTACGCCTCCAAGTACATCACAATTTTGTCAAGTAGTTGTTACTAATGAGGCAGCAACTAAACTAATTAAATTTTATGTTAATGGAATTTTACAATCTACCGCTTCATATGCGCCTCCATATATGAATGTTGGACAAAATATAGGATCACAATACAACAATCCGAGTTACCAAGGATGGGGAATAGGAGCAAGTCCAAACGGATCTGCACGACGCAACCCAGCAACTTCTGTTGAATTTTACTCTAAAGTAGATGCTTTAAGATATATGCTTTTTTGGAAAGGTACAGCTTTAAATCAAGCTCAAGTAACACAATTATATAATAATGGAAATTTTATAAGGTACGAATATGGTAGAACCGTAGCTGGTTTAATGGGCAATTATTCAAATGCAGGAGGGTCAAATCCAGGAGAGGGAGAATAGTCATGAATAAAGGATATCAAAATGATACAAAATAACGAAATAATTTATAAAGGAGTATATGATGACGGTTCGCTAAAATCTTACTACGAAGTAAATAATAACTCTTTTGGATTGGCAAATGATCAAGGGATTCTTGGTGGAAAATATAATAATCTTTCTGGAGATTACGCTTTTATTATTGGGGGATTTAGAAATGGTGTATCAGGAAGATACGGATTTAGTTTAGGCGGAGAAGCAAATGTCGTTAAAGCAAATCATGCTTTTACTATTGGTGGTAAACTTGGATCAGCAATTCATAGTGGCGCTGGAGTAATTTCCGACTCACAAACTCGGACACATTCTACCTCTGGACCTAATACATTAACATTAGATTTTGCAAGTGGCACTTATATTAAAAATAAAGTTATTATTCAAAATGATAATCAAATACCAGTTAATTATACTTCATTTGGTATAAGTGGTCAAGTTGCTTTTGATAAAAATTATTTATATAGACATAATGGCGATTATTGGACAAGAACTGCAATGTCCACTTGGTAAAATATAAACTAAAATAAAAGTGTAATCCTATACAAGGATTAAGGTGCATGGTTAATAGAATAATATATAATCAACAAGAGCTTTTTGTCTTACCCAAGTCGCAAGAAGAGCAAAATGGATTCCCCTTTTATTTGCCTAATTTTAAGATTTTAAAAAAGATAGAAAAAATTCAAAATATTAATTACTCAATAGAACAACCAAGACAAGACGCGAAAGCTTTTGGCCAAAAAATTAGCATATTTAGGGGAATTACGTCTTCACCAGAAGGAACTCTAACTTTTTCTTATATACCAGATGGCATAACAAACGAAAATAGACTAGGATTTGATGTAGGTCATTTCAATAAAAATTTCTATGGAAATATGTTTTCTGGGATCTGTACAAACGATAAAGATACAAATCGCAAAGATTTTTATCTAATTGTAAATAAAACCGAAGAAGACGTAGATTCAAAATCTACTATTAATTCGTCTTTCATTTTTCCTAATTCGCAAGAGGACATTGCTCATCCGAAAAGAAAAGATTTTCAAGTTATTCATTTTCAAGATTGTTACTTAAATAATTATAGCTTTGATCTACAAGTTAATCAAATGCCAACGATACAACAAAATTATTTATTTAATAATATATTTTTTTATTCCAGTGGTAGTAATCTAAATTACAGTAGCTTAGATATTAAATCAGGATTAAACACAAAATCACAAGATATTATCGTAATACCCAAAGACATAGATTTAAAGCAATCCTTGATTAGCGGTGTAAACGTATTAACCCCAAATAATTTAAATTTATATCTTATTACAAAAAATCAAACTCTTAAATTTTATGAAGAGAATATAAGAGGTTTAAATTTTAACATAAATTTTAATAGAAAAATTGTTAAATCAATAAATTATAAATTTCCAATAATTAGTAATATCACTTTTCCTGTAAACGGCGAATTAAACGTATCATTAGTTACTAGTAATACATTAAGCGGTTCTTTTTTTGATACTTTAAAAGCAGATGATGATTACAATATAGTTCTAGAATTTAATTCAAATTTATCAAAAAAGATAGAATTAACAAAATTTATTATAAGCGGATGTAAATTTAATAATATTAATTATGATTCAAATATTGGAGACAATAAGTCGGCAACTTTAAACTTTACTTTTGATCTTGATACTGATTTTAATTCTCGCGGATTATTCGCTAGTGGCAATCTGTTGAGATATCAAAATTATCTTCTATAATGAACAGAATCATCTACAACATGCAAGGACTATACTTGTCTCCTTACTCTGGAGAGCAAAGTGAAAGTAATAATGGGGGCAACTATTATTTAAGTGGGTTCAATATTTTAAAGAAACTAGAAAAAATTCAAACCGTAAATTATACCATAAATTCTAACAAAAAAAATCAAGTAATATCAAAAAATTTAGTTTTTCGAGGATTTAATTATCCAACAGTTGATTTAGACTTTTCGTACGTTCCAGATGGAATAACAAATGAGTATCGTTTAAATTTTGATGTAGGTTATTTTAACTATCATGAAATTTACCCAATGTTTTCAAGCATGATGAAATTGAATTTATTTGATAAAAAAGATTTTTTTTTGGTAATCAAAAAGAATCAAAATGATTTATCTGAATATACTTTTGAACCTTCAGAAGAGTCTATAAACCCTAAAACAAAAGATAATATTTTAGACTTAAATTCTAATAATTACGGCATGCTACATTTTCAAAATTGTTATTTAAAAGAGTATCAATTTGAAATTAGTACAAATAATTTACCTATTGTAAATCAAAGGTACACTTGCGATAATTTAACTTTTTATAACTCTGGAAATAATGTATTCAATAGAACACTAGATTTGAAATCTGGAGATCTAAAAATTGCCAGCGAAGAGATTATAATCCCTAAACATCTTAATCTGAAAAGTCCAAATATTTTGGGTAAAAATATCCTTTTACCACAAGATATGAACATACAGATCTTATCTAGTGCCAAAAAAATAATCTTTGATACAGAAAATATATATAGTTTAAATTACAACATTACGTTTAATAGATCAGAATTAAAATCTGTAAATTATAAATTTCCATTAGTAAATAAAATTCAATTTCCAGTACAAGGAAGTTTAAATTTAAATATCATTAATAAAAATATAAATACAGGTTCATTTTTTGAATACTTAAATTTAGATAATGATTATAATATAATATGTAATTTTAATTCAAATAGATCTGGAGTAGATAATACAAGATATATATTCAGTGGATGTAAATTTAATAATATTAATTATGACTCTTCTATAGGAGGAAATAAAAATATATCAATTTTATTTAAATTTGATATAGATCCAGATTTTTCCACAAGAGGTCTTTTTGCTAGTGGTAATTTAATAAATATAAAATATGATGGATCTTTATTAGGAAATTCTGGAATTAATGAATATGAGCTTTTAGGGACAGAAAGTTCAATAGATTATGATTTATCATGGACAACTACTGCGCCGCTGATATACTAAAATAGTGTAAATACTAAAAACATATGCCTACCCCAAAAAATGTTAAAGATTTTGTAAATGTATCTAGTATAGATTTAAATAGCAACGACACAGTATTAAGTGTTCAAAATGGAAATTTAAAAAACTTAACTAAAATTGTTTCTAAAATTAAAGGTGGAACAAATATAACAGTTACAGCTTCTAATGGTCTTGATGTTAATGGTTATGGAGCAGGAGATATAATTATTGATTCTACTGCATCAAATGGCGCAACAGGACCAACTGGACCTACTGGACCACAAGGATCTACAGGTTTAGGAGCCACAGGAGCAACAGGACCAATTGGATCTACTGGACCACAAGGAGCAAGTGGGATAATAGGTCCCACTGGACCGCAGGGTGCTACAGGTCCATCTGTTGGACCTAATTATATTGGGTCAACAGGACCTATTGGCCCTACGGGGGCGACTGGACCAGAAGGGGCAACTGGAGTTGCTGGATCAAGAGGTTCAACAGGAGCGACTGGATTGGTTGGGTCAGAGGGAGCCACAGGAGCTACTGGCCCAGCAGGAAATGGACTTGGCGAAGGATTACAAAATTATCAAGGCGCATTAATTATTGGAACTGGGGAATGTTATTTAGATAATTTTTATAATGGGACACTTTTGCATTTAAATAACTCAGGTACAACCAATTTACAGATTACAAATTGTAAAGGTAATCAATTTATTATTTCTGCTGGAGATGAATCTTCTTTTATAGGGAATATATCTGGAAACGATTTATTACTCGGTACAAATGCATTTACTCGTTTAAATATAACAAAAGCAGGAGAAATTTTCATCACAGGTCGCACATCAATTGGGTCAAGCACTTTATCTGGCGTTGCAAGTAATCATGGTAAATTAATCGTAACTGACGCAGGATATGATAACATCGTACTTACTAACACTAGCACTGATGCAGAGGACAAAGGCGGAGTATTAAAAGGAGCAAGAAAGACGAATTCAAATACGCCATTTAACAGTCTTGGAGCATATGATAATGGTACTGCGAGAGAAGTAAGTATTGGAGGAGGAGGTTGGGGTTCACCAGACGCTACAGTAGTAAATGTTTACGCAGGACCTTATAGCGAAACTCCTAACTCTGCACCATCTCCTATAGCGACATTTAGCAATGATGGTCTTGTTTCTTTAACAGGAAGGATTTCAATAGGAAACGCTGGAGTAACAAATGCTGCGAATCTTTTTGTTCACAATAACGGCGTTGCTACAGCGTTAGTGCAAAATACCTCAAACTCTATGAACTCAGTGATTCAATCATCTGCGTCATCATCATTCTTTGGAACGAGCACAGATCATGACGCAAATTTCATGACCAATAGTACCCCAAGACTAACAGCGAGTAAAGCAGGAGAAATTTTCATCACAGGTCGCACATCAATTGGGTCAAGTACTTTAGGTGGCGTTGTAAGTAATCATGGTAGATTAATCGTAACTGACGCAGGATATGATAACATCGTACTTACTAACACTAGCACTGATGCAGCGGACAAAGGTGGAGTATTAAAAGGAGCAAGAAAGACGAATTCATTTACGCCGTTTAACAGTCTTGGAGTATATGATAATGGTACTGTGAGAGAAGTAAGTATTGGAGGAGGAGGTTGGGGTGGGCCAGACGCTACAGTAGTAGGTATTTACGCAGGACCTTATGGCGAAACTGATAACACGGCAGGTAGCTCGATTATGGAAATAAATGGAAATAAACATGTTTCTATTGGGGTAAGTACAAATTCGTCTATCACCGCGGGAGCATTAAGGGTTGTTGACTCAAGCGCAGCATGTAAAGGTATTGTATTGAGTAATAGTACCACTAATGGCGCAAATAAAATAATGACAATTGGTTGCGCCAGGTCGAATAACGCTAATAGTCCATTTACAGTTATTGGCGCAAGTGACAACGGTCTATTAAAAATAG